TAGGCTGCTGGTCTGCATGGAAATATAAAACCGCTTACCAAGAGTCAGAAGCTATTAGTGTAGCACAAGACTCCAATGGTTTTAAAGTATTATACCTTCCACCACAGTATATGGTTGCTGACGCTACAGAAGAGAATAAAGCAGTTTTTGAGCATTATAAAACAATCCTCAAAAACATGCACCAAGCTAAAGAATCAGGTCTGATTTTACCACTTATCACAGATGAGAATGGTAATAAGATGTTTGAGTTTGAGATTAAGTCTGTAACAGGACAGAAGTCGTATGACACAAACGCAATCATTCAGCGCTACACTTCTGAGATTCTTACAGCGCTATTTGCCGACTTCCTCACTCTTGGTTCTAATGGTTCTGGTTCATTCTCCCTTGCTGAATCTAAGATTAGCACAGTTGAAATGGCAATCCAATCAAAGCTTGATGAAATTAAAACTCAACTCAACTTTGACCTAGCTAAACAGCTATTCCAACTGAATGGCTGGTCAACAGAAGTTATGCCAGAGTGGACATATGGTGAGATTGGTAAAGTAAGCCTAGATGAAATCAGTAAGTTCATCCAGCGAACCGCCGCAGTGGGCTTAATTCCTAAAGCACCTAAAGTAATCAACTGGATTATGGATCAAGCAAATATTCCCTATAAAGTTGATGAAGAACTTTCTGTTGAAGAGTTATCTAAACAGCTTACACCAGAAACTTCAAGAAGTGGTGATGGTCTTGTAGAGGGTCTTCCATCAGGAACTGGAAACAACAGTGGTTCTTCTGGCGATCAGTCAACATCTAATAATGCCAACGCAAGTTTATATGAAGTAGTAAAACAAACATCAGATTTCATCACAGTTAAGATGGCTGGTGTGACTACAACCTATTCAATTGATGATTGGAAAGAACTTGGTTATGAATAATAAGGGGTCCATTTACAATGGCACATGAACTGACACGACTACGGTCCAAACTGTTCAACACTCCTTTGCTAGTGGACTCTAAAAGTTTTGAATCCGTTCTTAACTATGTAGATAAACGTTGTGAAGGAAATACAACTGTTGAGAAGAAAGCTGAATCTGAATTCTCAATGTACAGTACGCTGCATTATGCTGAAAACAATCTAGGTGTTATTCACATCTCTGGTCCTTTGACTAACAAGTCCACAGGATGGGAAGCACTTTGTGGTGGCACTTCTTATGAGTCAATTAAAGAGGACTTTGAAGCACTACTTGAAGAAGGTGTAAAGACTGTTGCCTTTATGGTTGAGTCTGGTGGTGGTGAAGCCTATGGGATGATGGATACTGGCGATTACCTGCGTAAATTAGCAGATGAAAATGGTGTTCGTATCATCTCCTATGTAGATGGTCTATCTGCTTCTGCTGCTTACGGTCTAACAGCTATCTCCGACGAAATCATTTCAAATAAGAACTCTGAAATTGGTTCTATTGGTGTTTTAATCCGTTTGATGAACGATAGTAAAGCTTTAGAGATGAATGGTTATGAACGTACCTTCATTTCAGCTGGCACAGAGAAGATTCCATTTGCAGCTGATGGCTCTTTCCGTAAAGAGTTTCTAGATGATCTTCAATATAAAGTAGATGCTCTATATAAAGATTTTACTGAATACGTTGCGGAACATCGTAACTTGTCGGTAGAAGCAGTTAGGAATACTCAGGCAAACACTTTCCTTGCGGAGGATGCAATTGCACTGGGCCTAGCTGATAAGGTAATGACCCAAGAAGAATTTTACTCTTACCTGTCGGGCGAAGCCCAAAACAATAAAGAAGGAAACTCGATGTCTAATCGCATCTTTAAATTTAATAAGTCTGAGGATAAATCAGAAATGGCTCAACTCGCTGAACTACAAACCGAGCTTGGTGGCGTTCAAAGCCAACTGGCTGATGCACAACTAGCTGTAGCTGAACTGGCTACTACTAAAGAAGCTCTTGTTACTCTACAAGCTGCTTTTACTGAAAAAGAAACTGCTCTTGCTGCTGCCCTTAATCAAGTTAAGGAAATGGAAGCCGTTAAAGAGCAAATGAAAGCCCAAGCACGTAAAGACAAACTGTCTGCTGTTATGGGTGCTGATAAAGTTGAGGCTGTACAAGCTAGCCTCTCAACTCTCGATGATCAAGCTTTTGAAACTGTCCTAGCTGGTTTTGCTCAACAGAAGCAAGCACTAGAGGCTTCAGAGCTTATGCAAGAGCTTGGTGGTGAAGGCGGTGAAGTAAAAGCCGAATCCCAAGAAGAAGACAAAGCCCGTCTAACTACTGAAACCCTCCTTAAGCAAAAACTTGGACTGAAGTAATCCTTCTCCCTCGCTTAATTTAAGTTATATAAAAGGATAATAAGAATATGCCATTCGTTACCGAAACCTACCAAGCTCGTTTCTCCGACCTTGTTGTACATGAACTAGATCCATCTGTTGGCTACAGCCGGCGTGATCTGAACGTCACCCCAGGCTCTGTTCCAGTTAAACTGGGCACTGTTGTATACCGTGCTAAATCAGCTGATCTAACTGCTGCATGGACTGTCCTTGCTTCAGCTACTCCTCTGGTCCTGACCAATGAATTCGCTGTTGTTTACGGCGATCATTTCAGCTTCAATCCTTCTTTCACTCCTCGTGCAATTGCCGCTGGTAAGTACAATGCCGTAGGTTTTGTTGGCACTTCCGGTGCTCTGCAACTGAAAGAATACTACATCAAGCAAGTTGCCAAGTCTCCAGTCCTTGAGGGCGGTGCTGCCCTGACCGATGCTCAGGTTGAAACCCTGAAAGGTCTGCTGGAACAACAAGGCATTCAAGTTCTGAAGACTGTTTAAGACAGTCTTTTAATAACATATAAATAAGAAACAAGGATAATTAAATCATATGGCTATTGTACTAGATCGTCAGAATCTCGGTAAAGTTGTTGACCGTACCGATTCCCTAATCGTTATTCCAAACACCGTTGGTATTACTAATGCTCTGGGTCTTTTCGAAGATTCATATGCAACTCAAAAGACCATCGAAATCACCCGTACCACTCGTAAATCCCATCTGCTCGAAGATCGTAACTGGGATGAACGTAACCAAACTATCGCTGGTCGTGAGCAAGACAGTCTCTTGCTGAAAATCCCGCACTTCCCTCTGGATGATGCAATCACCCCTAACGATATTGATGGTATTGTTCAAGCTGGCTCTCTGGCTGAGTTCGCAGAACTAGAAACCGTTGCATCTGTTCGTGCTGACAAGATGATTGACGTTCGTGAAGCTCATGGTCTTACCCTTGAAGCTGCTCGTATGCAACTGATTACCACTGGTACTGCTTACGCTCCTCGTGGCACCATCGTAACTAACTTCTATACCGAGTTTGGTGTTACTCGTACTGAAATCGTTACTGATCTGTCTGCTGCTGCTGACCCACGGGCTGTTTACAATGATGCTAAGAAAGCTACCCGTAACGCTCTGCGTGATGGTCAAGCTGGTACTGTTCGTTCATTCGTTGTTCTGTGCTCCGACAGCTATTATAACGCCCTGCAACAGAACGCTTATGTAACTGATGCCTTCAAGTATGTTGATCAAGGTCAAGCTACCCGTATCCTACTGGGAGCTGGTGGTGTTGATGTTCCGGGTCTAGACGCTCGTTTTGAAATGATGACTGTCTTTGGTATCACCTTCATCAACGCCGGTGCTGCTGGTTACGAGAATGCTGCTGGTACTTTCGTACCGTTCATTCCAGAAGGCGATGCTTACATGATGCCTGTTGGTATCCGTAACTTCCTGAAGACCTACTACGCTCCTGCTAACCGCTTCGGTACTATCAACCGCCGTGCTCAGGGTAGCTACTTCTTCGAATACCTGAATGAAAAAGATGACATCATCGAAATCATGACCGAACAGAACTTTCTGAACGCTGTTCTGAACCCAGGTGCAATCCTCCGTCTGTCCCTCACCTAATAGGTAAGTCCTAATAAGTTAGGAATAAGGGAGTCTGAAATACGGCTCCCAATATTTTAAATAAGAGGAATAGAACATGGCTGTAGAAACTAAAAACGGTTGGATTTTTGCTGTACATCAACTCGAAGCTGGCTTTGCTGATGGTACTGCTATCCCTGCTGCAACTGAAACTGTAGCTGGTGTTGTCAAGCGTGCTGACTACCAAGCCCCGGCTGCTGCTGCTGACGTAGCTGCACTTAAAACTCAATTTGATGCACTGCTAGCTAAACTTGTAGCTGCTGGTCTTATGTCTGCATCATAATATTCGGGCAGCTTGTTGTTGGTGTCAAGCTGACACGACTGCCCTCCTTTTAGGAGAGCAAAATGGCATTAACGCCTGTACAACAAGTTAGACTTCTGATTGGTGATGTACCAACATCTCCATTCTATCAGTTGTTTACTGATGAAGAGCTGCAAGCTTTTCTGGATATGACAAATCAAGATGTTTATGCCGCTGCAAAACTTGCTGCTATTTCAGCTTCTTTTCAGTTAGCTGGGTGGAGTACTCGCGAGAGGACTGGTGACATCGAAGTATGGTCTTCCTTGTCAACTCAATATTTAAAAGCTCTGGACTACCTGATTAAGAATCCTGATGCTGCTATTCCGGCTGGTCTGTTCCCATGGTCTGCAAATCAATCACCTTGCAATAAACTTATGGATGTTGAGATTTGTGACGGAGATGCTTGCAAAGATAAATGTGGTTGCCGAATAGATGCAGGTTGTGCTTGTAACTGTGCGGCAGGTGAAACCTTCTAAGGAGTAGTTATGTTAAAACCACAATTTCTCCTTACTAATAAAATCCCGTTTACAATTGTCCGCAGGGAAGCTGGTTACAGACAAGACGGTGATTGGGTAGAAGGCACAACAACTGAATTGCAGATTGAAGGTAATATACAACCTCTAAAACCAACAGAGCTTATGCTACTCCCAGAAGCTGAAAGGACACGTTCTTGGTGGAAACTCTATACCGATGTAACCCTTCGTACTGCTAAAGAAGGTGACGGTGGTTGGAGTGCTGATGAGTTCGATTGGAAAGGTGATCGCTACAAGATCATGCGCGTAAACGATTACACGAACGGTATGCAAATTTTGGAGCATACGAAAAATTGGTGTGTACGTGTAGAGCTTACCCCAAACTAAGGAATGTCTTATGTCAGTTAAAATTACAATAGACAAATCTGGTTGGGAAAAGATCAAAAAGAATATTTTAAAAGATAGCGCATTATCACTGAATCTCGGAGTGTTTGAAGAGAGCAGGTACGGTCCAGAAAACAGTAATTTACAAGTGGCTCAGGTTTTCCAGTGGCAAGAGGAAGGCGATCCAGTTATGTATCCACCACGGCCAGTCTTTAGAGTAGGCTTCTTACCACGACTTAAAACTGCTGAATACGTTCCTTTGTTCCAGAATGCAATCACTTCTGTTTTAGAAGGTAAGGCTACGTTCAAACAAGCTTACACAAAGATGGGTCCAGTTCTTGTTAAAGGATTACAAAACGAAATTATCGGTTGGGATACTCCCCCAAACAGTGCAAGGACTATTGCAGAAAAAGGATTTAATGATCCGCTGATTGATACAGGTAAGATGCTTGAATCTGTTGACTTTAAAGTAGAAAGAGGAATTGAATAATGGCAGCATACAGCACAATTAGAAAGTCTATTAGGCGTGCTGTGATACAGTCGTTAATTGAGTACTTTCCTACAGAAGCAGAACAAAACGAACTGCTGTTCTTCTCCTACACTGGTGGAACTGAGCCGAGCAAACCTTTTGTTGTGATTAATATTCTTTCTATTGAACAGATTGGTAAGCACTCAACTTCAACTCTTTCAAATCCAGCAGATAACATGCTTTATATTAGAGCATCATATGAAATTAACGTTCAGTTTACTTTCTGTGGTTCCACTGCTGGTGATATGGCTCAAAGCTTTTCACAAAGAATTAACAATAACCCATTCTCTTTTTCTGCATTAAATCAAGAAAAGCTAAGTGTGATGCGTAAGTCCAATATTCGCAGAACACCACAGAAGAGAGATACGAAATGGGTTGAATATTTTAATCAGGATGTCGTGTTCACTTACACTCTCAACACAGAACAACCTATTGATTGGGTGGAAGCTGTAGTTATTGAAGATGCTGTTAATCAGCCTCCTGAAATCTTCTCAGTGCCTGATGGCATTATTTACCCTTAAATCTATCTAAAGGAAATTTAAAATATGGCCAATGCCTTAGATGATGTGGTTCGGGTTGTCATTCTTGACGGCTCTACTGCTATCAGCACAGCTTCTTTCCAGATTCCGCTAATCCTTGCAAGCTTTACTAACTTCTCGGAACGTACTAGAGTCTATACTAATATTACTCAAGTGGGTTCTGACTTTGCTTCAACATCAAATGTTTATCTGATGGCTCAAAAGCTGTTTGGTCAAACCAGTGTACTTGGTGCACCACCTCCTTCAATCGTTGTGGGTCGTCGTCAAGTAGATGAAGTTACCTTTACTCCTGTAGTAGCTGATAATACCACTTACACTGTCACCCTTAACGGTACTGCTGCAACGTTTACTTCTGGCTCAAGTGCTACTGCTACTACTATTGTAACAGGTCTTAAGGCGGCCCTTGGTACACCAGCAGGTATCACTGTCTCAGGCACAACCACTCTTGTGCTAGAACCCACTACTCCGGGTACTGCATGGAGTGTCACAGCTTCCTCAAACCTAACTCAAGCTAACACAGCACCAACTGAGACTTGGGTGGATGCTCTTGAAGCTGTAGAGATGGAGAATGATACTTGGTATCTGCTCGTTTCAGAAACCCAAGTAGCCGCTGAGCAAGAAGCTCTTTCTGATGCTATCCAAGCTCGTGAAAAGATTTATGGTCTGTCTTCTTCTGATGTTGTTGCTCCTACCACAGGTACAACAGATATCGGTGCAAAGCTAAACGCTAAATCCGCTGCTCGTACTTTCGGTGTTTATCTGCCAACTGCTCCTACTGAGTTCCCTGAAGCTGCATGGGCAGGTAGTCAACTAGCGCTTACTCCGGGTTCTAATGACTGGGACTTCAAACGTGCTGTTGGCGTAACAGTAAGCAAACTTTCCCCAACTCAAATCACCAACCTTAAGAATAAGTCTTGGAACTATTACATTGCTAAAGGCGGTGTAAACATCTTCCAAAATGGTGATATGTTTGATGGAAAACCTGTAGACACACAGGTGGGGAAAGACTGGTTGAAAGCTAGACTTCAAGAAGGTATCTACTTCCGTCTTATTAATAGTCTTAAAATCCCCATGACTGATGCCGGTTTGACAATTGTGGAGAATGAAATTCGTTCTGTATTGTCGCTTGCTGAATCTAATGGTCTTATTGATCGTGGCTGGAATGTTCAAACTCCACCAGTACTAAGCATCCCCGAAACTCTTCGTGCACAACGTGCTGCTGGTGTGTTTGTGATTCGTGCAAGGCTACAAGGTAGTGTTCGTTTCGTTGACCTCGAAGTATTCCTTTCGGTCTAAAATTGGAGATAATGTAAATGGCTAATGAAAATGTAATCTCCAACTATGCACCAGATGAGTTTACCATCATCTTGTCTAAAGGGGATTTTGTTCATAAGATTGTAGGCTTTGCTGACGGCACATTCGTATCCATGAATCGTATCGTTCCGACCTCAACACCTTACCAAGGCGTGGGTTCAAGTTCGTTTGCGAGAGTGAAGCGGCGTGTAACGGCTATGGATGTAACAGTAACTCTCCACCAAGGTAGCCCTTCAAATACTGTACTGCAACAACTGCAAATTGCCGATGCTAATACAGCAGGCAATGAGTGGGTTTTTGCTTGCACCATAAAGGATCTTAGTGGCCAAACAGTTGCATCCTCTAATAGTGCAATTATTGCTGCCCCAGCTAATGCCGATTTCAGTTCAGAATTCGGTACTCGGGATTGGAGTATTTATCTGTACGGCAGTGATCTGTTTATTGGTGGTAACACTCCACTAGCTCCTGATGAAGTTACTGCTGTGGAGTCACTAGGTGGGTTTGTTGAGGACAAGTGGCGTTTGAATCCTTAACGTTATTAGGGGCACTTAGTGCCCCACATTAAGGAGTTAATATGGCATCTATCGCTACATACACGCCTGAACAAGTCTATGTTGTAATTGCTGGCATCTTAAATGCAGATGGGTTTGCAGAAGGAACGTTTATCAACGTATCCAAAGACGATGCTCCTTATAGATCAAGAACTACAGCAGATGGTGTAACTGTAAGGCTTTACAGAAACAGTCAAACGTATACAGTTGAACTTACTTTCCACATCGGTTCAACAAGTAATGATTTTCTTACCAAACTTTGGCAATTAGACGAAATTACTCAAAGAGGTAAATTTCCTCTTCTAATCAAGGATGGAAGCGGGAGTGACTTATTCTTCTCTGCTACATCATGGATTGAAGGATTGCCTACAATGGTGAAATCTACAAACTTTGACACTCGTACTTGGAGAATTAAGTGTTCTTCTGCTGGTGTAAATTTTGGCAGTAATAGCGATGAATCAAGTTTGGTAGAAGACTTGATTAATATTGCATCTTCAGCACTTCCTGCAATTGAGGGTATTCTATAATGGCTAATAGTTTTACAGTAGCTACATATAGCCCCTCAGAAGTTTCTCTCACCATGGGCGGTTATACGCTCTCAGGTTGGGATAGAATCTCTATCAGCAGAAGAACAGACAGCTTTAAACCTGTTTATGGAATTAGAGGTAAACATACAAGAGTTAGAAGTGGTGGTAAAAATACCAATGACTCTTCCTGCTTTATCTCTATAACTTTAAGTCAAGAATCACAAGCAAACGACGTTCTAAGTGAAATCCACAGTCAAGATATAGCACAAGGAACGGCTAGGATTGCTCTTACTCTTAAGGATGAATCTGGCACAAGTGTATTCTCTTCAAAAGAAGCCTATATCTTAAGCTTTGCTAACGCAGAATATTCTATTGACTTTGGAACAAGAGAATGGAGAATCTTCTGTCAGAGTACAAGTACTTATAGTGTTGGAAGCAACGTGAGACCACAAAATAGCTTGTTAGACTCCGCAATCAACGAAGTTACATCGTTTGTTTCAGGTATTCTTTGATTGCTGATATTTAAATTTTAGGAAAACAAAATGGCTAAGTTTGACCTTTTAGAACAAACAGAAATCACTGTAGGTGATTACACATACACTGTAACTGCTATGCCCGCAACCGAAGGGCTCAAGTGGTTGGAAGAAAACAGATCAATTTCAGAATCAGGTAAGTCTGATCTTGCTGTAATGAAACAAGTTATTTGTAAATACGCTACTCTTGG